CGGTGAGCAGTCCGAGACCGTCGGACTCTGCGTGCAGAACCCGACCGGCCTCCTCTTCCTGCCGATCGCTGCTGGCGGCGCGTGGCACGACGAAGACGAGAAGCCGGGCGGGTCTTGGCACTGGCCCGAGAGGGTGTGACGCCCGATGCCTGACGTCGAACTCGCGCGCCGGCCGGGCGTAGAGCTGATCCGGACCGGTTCCTGGTCCACCATGAGCGGCTCGTGGAACCCCACCCCCGAGGACCTCGCCGCCGCAGTTGAGGCGCAGACCTGCCCGGCCATCGCCAAGCCGATCATCAAGTTGGGTCACGTGGACTCCCGTTTCGACGGAGAACCCGCGATGGGCTACTTCGAGAACCTGCGGCTCGCCGACAGCGGGCACACTCTGGTCGCCGACCAGGTCACCCTGCCGTGGCTGCATTCGGTTCAGGCCGCCGCCTACCCGTCGCGGTCGATCGAGGGCAACTACAACCACACCTGCGGAAGCGGGCACAAGCACAAGTTCGTACTCACCGCTGTCGCGCTGCTCGGGGTCACCCCGCCCGCGGTGAAGACGATCCGCCGGCTCAACGACATCCCGGCCATGCTGGGTGTCGCCGCCAGTGAACCGGAGGTGCCGGAAGGCGCCGAGCACGTTGAGGTGACCATCCTCGCTGCCGCGCCTGCCCCGGACGGCGACGGTGACGATGACGACGAGCCCAACGGTGCGATGGTCGCGCTGATCCCGATCGCCGAGGACGCGGCCCGGCTGGCGCTCGACGACGGCGAACCGGCCGAGGAACTGCACTTGACCCTGGCCTATCTGGGTGATGCGTCGACCCTGGACGCCTCCGCCCGTCAGGACCTGATCGACGCGGTCTCCAGCGCCGTGAACGGGATGCCCGTGGTCGACGCCCAGATCTTCTCGGCAGCGGTGTACAACCCCGGCGACGCGTCCGACTCCGACGGCTGCCTGGTCTACCAGGTGACCGGTGACCTGCTCGCCGCAGTTCAGGAGTCACTCGACGACGCCCTGGACGGGATGGACCAGTCGCCGGAGCCGTTCTTCGCGCACATCACCGCGCTGTGGTCCGACGACCTGAGCCGACTCTCCGATCTGGCCGCAAACATGGGCCCGGTCACCTTCGACCGAGTACGCATCGCGGTTGCGGGCCAGACCGTTGACATCCCCCTGATCGACGACCCCGCACCCGACCCATCCGAGTTTGACGACGACCTTCAAGTCCCCAACATCCTGATGCCGGTCGCTGCCGCTTCGGCGGACAAGCTCCGCGAGTACTGGGTTCATGGCAAGGGTGCCGCCAAGATCCGGTGGGGCGAGAAGAACGACTTCTACCGCTGCGTCAAGCAGCTCAGGAAATTCGTCGCCGACCCCAAGGGCCTGTGCAACACCTACCACCGCGAGGCCCTCGGCGTCGCTCCTGGCCAGGAGGACGTGCATGCCTCCGCTGAGCCCGCGAAGACGCCCGCGTGCAGCGTTTGCGGCTCCAGTGATCCGCACGGTCCGCACGACAACGATCTCCCGGCCGCCGAGCCGGAGCACGAAATCCCATCCGAACCGAAGGAGGACCACGTGTCCGACCTGAGCGAATTCCGCTCCCGGCTCGGCCTCGATGACACCGCCGACGAGCAGGCGATCCTGTCCGCTCTCGACGCGCTCAAGGCCAAGGCCGACACCCCGCCCGCCCCGACCGAGGAGATGGTGGCCGCGTCGGCCGCTGCGACGGAGAAGGCGGAGCGGGCCGAAAGCGCCCTCGAGCTGATGAAGGGCGAACTCGCCCGTCAGTCCGAGGAGCTCGCCACGATCAAGGCCAGCGCCGCCGCCAACGTCAAGGCCAGCTTCTTCGGCGGCCTGGTGACCGCCGGGAAGCTGAAGCCGGCCGACCGCGAGACGTGGGAGGCCCGCTACGACCGTGACCCGGAGATGGTGTCCGAGATCCTCGGCGCCCGCGCCGAAGGCTCCGAGGTGCCGGTGATGGCGTCCGGTTCGATCGGCTCTCCCGAGCCGGTCGAGGACGACTTCGACGCGCTGGTCGCCCGCATCGACGCCCCCACCGGAAAGGCGGCCTGAGCATGGGTGCCTACGAACCGAAGTTCCTCTACGGCGATGAGACCACCGGCACGGCGTCGGCGACCATCGTCGGCGGTCAGGTGCTGGTCGTGTCCGGTAACGGCACGCTCGGCCCGGCCGGTGCGACCGCGGCCAACGTCGTCGGTGTCGCCGCGCAGGACGCCGCGTCCGGTGACCGATTCTCGTTCTTCCCGCGCGGCAAGATCCACGTCACGACGGCGGCGGGTGCCATCACCGCCGGCGCGCGGGTCGACTCCGGCTCCGTCGCCGGCACCGTCGCTTCCGGCACCGCCTCTCTGACGAACATCGGTGTCGCGCTGACCACGGCGATCGACACCGGTCTCGTCGAGTGGATGGAGTTCTAGCCCCACCGCCCCCACCTGCAAGACCTCCCAGGCCCCACGCATCGCGTGCCGGGCCTTTTTCGTGTGCCCGGCTGCCGGGCTAGCTGAAAGGTGACCCCGAATGCCGGGCGCATATCCACCCAGTGGTCCCTCCCTCTCCGGTGACCTGCTCACCATCCACCGACTCCTGCAGAACCCCACCTACCTGCAGCGCCGGCTGCGCACGATCGCCGAGCTGCGGTTCGTCGCCGACCGGATCCTGACGCAGCGGCTGCGCTCGGCCGGTGGCGCGGTCGCCTACGAGACCAGCGAGCCGATCGTGAACTCGCGGGCCATCGAGTCCGTCGCGGCGGGCGCCGAATACCCGCGGGACAGCCCGGCCGATGGCACCGCGGCGCTGGCGAAGGTCAGCAAGTGGGGCCAGGCGGTCCAGCTGACCGACGAGAAGCTCAAGCGCAGCGTGTACATGGGCGACGAGCTCAACCGGACCCTGCGTAAGGTCGCCAACACCGTCATCCAGAAGATCGACAAGCTGACCACTACGGCGGTCGGGTCGGCCGTGTCGAACACGGTCGCGGCGACCGCGACGTGGAATGCGGCCTCCCCGGCGCTGTTCCGCGACGTCGAGCTCGGCGGGGCGTACATCGTCGACCGCAACATGGGCTACGTGCCGAACACGGTGCTGATGTCGACGACCAAGTACGCGCTGCTGGTCACCGACCCGGCGATCGCCGCCCTGCGCAAGCGGGAGGACTCGACGAACCCGATCTACGGCGGGGAGATCGAGTCGCTGGGCAAGTACCAGATCATCGCGACCGCCGCGTCGAACCTCCCGTCGGACGACGTGTGGGTGTTCGACCGGGACGCGCTGGGCGGCATGGCCGACGAGGTCGAGGTCGACCCGGGCTACGCGACCATGGACAACAACCTGCAGTTCCAGAACGAGCGGGTCGCCAAGCGCGACGCGTGGGACATCTGGGCCCGCCGGATCACCGTCCCGGTCGTGCTGGAGCCGGCCGCCGCCGTGAAGATCACCGGCACGGGGAGCCTGGGCTGATGGCCGCCGCGCAGTATCAGGTGGTCGCCGAGTGCGCCCACGTCACGCTCAACGGGCCGTCGGGCCGCTTCGTCACCCTGCTGCTCAAGGGTGCGCTCGTCCCGGGCGACGCGCCCGAGGTGGAGCGGCTGGTCAAGGACGGCTACCTCGCGAAGGTCGGCGGCGACGAAACACCCGGCGTGGACGCGTCGGGGATCCCGGCGGGCGCCTACACCACTGACGTCCCGGCCGCGATCACGACGACGCCGGTCGAGAAGTCCGAGGAGCAGCGCGAGGGCGACCGTGAGGCGGCCGAGAAGGCGAAGGCCGACGCGGAGGTCGCCGAGAAGCGGGCCGCGGCGAAGGCGAAGCTGCCCGAGGACGGTTCGGCCCCTGACGGCCGGGCGTCCAAGGACGTCGTCGTCGAGTACCTGGCCGGCCGGGGCTACGACTACGACGAGCTGGTCAAGCAGGACCCGGCCGAGCTGAAGGCCCTGGCCAAGCAGCAGTCCTGACCTCGAAGGTTCGCCGGGCCGGACCCGCCAGTTCGGCCCGGCGTACCCCCCACCATCTTTCCTTGCCGCTTCGGGCGGCCTGTTGCTGCTGCCCGAAGGAGGGCTCATGCCTACCGTTGCGTTCCAGGCGTACGGGAAGTTCATCACGTCGCTGGCCAACAAGCTGGTCGACTTCGACTCCGACACCCTGAAGCTCACTGCGCACTCGGCCACGTACACGCCGAACGTCGCCACCGACGGGTTCGTCTCTGACCTGTCCGGTGAGCTGTCGACCGGTTCGGGCTACACCTCGGGCGGGGCGACAGTCACCGCGTCGTTCGCTCTGACCGCGGCGAACAGTTGGGCGTCCACGGCTGCCACGAGCACCGCGTACACGGTCGGTCAGATCCGGCGGCCGAGCGCCGGTAACGGCTACCTGTACCGCTGCGTGGTCGCCGGCACCTCGGGCGGCTCTGCGCCGACGTGGCCGACCGTCGTCGGTACGACGGTGGCTGATGGTTCGGTGACGTGGCTGAACATCGGTGTCGCCGTGGTCGTTCTCGACCTGGCGGACGGGACGGTGTGGTCGTCGTTCTCGGCGGGCCCGTACCGGTATGTGGTCCTGTCGGACCGCACTCCGGGCACCGCGGCGACGCAGCCGCTGATCGGGTTCTTCGACTTCGGGTCGAACCAGACCGGCGGTGGCGGCAACTTCGACCTGTCCACGCCGACTGAGGGCATCTACACGATCCCTGTCGGCGGCTGACGTGGGACTTTGGCCCACCGGATCGGCCGACATACAAGCCTTTACGACCGCTGGAACCTACACCTGGTCCAAGCCCGCGAATGCCAAGGCCGTTGCGGTGATGGTCGTCGGCGGCGGAGGCGGCGGAGGCGGCGGACGGCAGGGGGCCGCAGGAAGTGTCCGGTGCGGCGGTGGTGGCGGCGGCGGGGCAACCTGGTTCTCAGCCCTGATGGCTGCTACAGGTCTTCCGTCTTCGGTGACCGTCGTGGTCGGAGCCGGGGGCACCGCCGGCGCCGCCGCGACATCAGCCAGCACGGACGGGGGCTCAGGAGGGAACGGCGGCGAGTCATCATTCGGTCCGTACCTGGCATGCCGGGCTGGCGCAGGGGGTTCCGGGGGCAGCGCGTCTGCCGCAGCCGGCGGGGCTGGTGGCAGCTTCTCAGGATGGAACGGATCGGCTGGGGCGTCAGCCAACATCATCGGGAATGCTTGGCAGAGCGGCACCAATTTGAGCTCGTCGAGCGTGCCCAATGTGGGAGCCACGGGCGGCGGCTCGGGCGGCGGACTGAACTCTTCCAATGCGGCCAGCAACGGCGGTACAGGCGGCGGGGCTTTCGGCATGAGCACCTCCGGAACCGGATTCGTCGGCTCCGGCGGCACCACGGCAGGCGCCCTGCCGACCCAGATCGACATGCCCTCAGGTATGCCCGGCGGCGGCGGAGGAGGCGGGGCATCCTCTGCCTCCGGGGTGGGGCAGGACGGTGCACGCGGAGCCAACGCCGGTGGCGGCGGTGGCGGAGGCGGCGCGTCGGCGAACGGCAACAACTCCGGCGCCGGGGGTGCCGGTGGGACTGGCGCAGTCGTCGTAGTCACGTACTTCTGATCGGAACGTCACATGACAGCTAGCGTCGCCTCCTCAGGAACTCAAACAGCGACCGTATCCACGGAGCACAGTCTCTCCGATTCGACCACGGCGGGAACCTTTCAACTTGCGGTCGACACCAGCAACCTCTCCTCCACGGAGGCGGTGGAGCTGCGTGCCTACGAAAAGGTGATCAACACCTCGGGCACTTATCGCCAGGTTGCCATCGTCACCGTCTACGCAGGCGACCCATCCCCGTTGTCGTTGTCGCCGCCGCTACTCTGCCCGAACGGAGCGAAGTTC